TTTGAAATCCCTAATTCTTTAGCGATACTTCGATTTGATTGTCCGTTTTTGTGTCTGACTATAATTTCATTCTTAGTAAAAATAGAGATCACCCTTTCATTCACCTCACAATCAGGAAACAAACTTTTCCGTATTATGAGGTTATTTTATCATGAGTGACCAAATTTTAAATTATCGTTTTGATATTTTTTGACCCAATTTTATAATATCATTTACAAAAAAGTTTTAATAAATCATTCTTATTTTTGTCAGAAATTGTTTCATCATTTTCAATTAAAGAGACTATGCATGAAAGAAAATCATTAAAAGTTAAAGGTTGAAGAGACGGAATCAGCCAATCAGTAACAAATTTAGCTGCTTTCTTTCTGCCTTTATCGGTAGAGAGAATAAATGTTTTTGCATTATTAGTAAGATCTCTTACTCCTTTAAAAAGGTTATTGTTATAAGGCTTTTCAATTTCCAACTCAGCAAGCTCATAAAATAAACTATAGCCGAATGTATATTGATCATCACTTAATTTTAATCTGTGGTTAAACGAGAGATTTAAAAACGAAGATAATCTTAACAAAATGAAACCCCCTTTGAATTTGCTAATTTCCTGTTAATTTCGTGTTTACCGCTACTAATGCTCCTTTTAGTAAAATTACCTTGTCAAAACATGTAAGGCAAAATTAGTAATAATTTTTGGTTGTATGCTTTTGATTAATTATATCACGAATAGTCAAATCATACAATTTCTCAAGTAATTTAAATTAAATTAAAAGTTTGAGATAAGTAGTTTTGACAATGTGTTAAGGAAGTCACTGCCGCAGAAGATATCGCTGCGTCCCACGTAGGACTTTCCAAAACACACAATAACGCAGAAAGCTGTGGGAGCGGACTGCAAATAGAAATGGAAATCTTGAAAAAGGTACTCCGTTCTTTTTGCTACGCCCGAATAACGCTTGGACTGCATTAAGAGATCTCCATTTCTAAACAAAATTCTGAAATGGAGGTTTTTTAATGACTGTAAAACTAAAAGAAGAGTACTCAAGTGAAGAAGAAATCAAAAAAGCAATTGCTGAGTACAACCAGAATAAGAGTCCTGAAGAAGAGATGCGTTATTGTTCTTACTTTAACAGCATCACAAGAAAAAGAATGTATGTACCTTGTACGGTTGAGTATTTCTATGCTTGGCGAAATATGCTGGCAGAAGAACACAGACAAAGGGATAACCAAAGCCGATGCCTAGTTCCTTCAGAAAGATACTCATATATGAAAAGGTGCCAAGAGGACTGTAATCACTGCCCGTTTGGTAAAACACACCGAGATGGTAAGCCATTATCCTTAGATCAATTTGTAGAAGATAACAACTATGAAATGGCAGACACTCACACAGATACACCACACGAGGCATTAATTAAGTCTGCACGAGAGGAAGCACTCGAACGTGAACTATCGCTTCTTAGCAGCCAATTGTACTGATCGAACAACTTCTGGAAATGGACTATGCACCAGATACTCATGGAACTTTGGATTGCGGGATTATTGCAGGAGATACGCTAACAATCATTGACAACAAGACTGGATTTATCAAGGTAACACCATTTGATGAAACATTAAATGAACTAAATAGTCAGCTTGGAATTTATGGTTTATATGCCTACAAATGCTACAAAGACTTTTATCCAATTAAGAACATACGCTTAGTTATTTATCAAGAACGAATTCACAATATTTCAGAGTATTCCATAACTTCAGAGGAACTTGAGAAATGGGAAAGACAAAGACTTATTCCTGCTGCAAAAGAAGCACTAAACGAAGATCCAAAAGCCAATAGTGGTGTTTGGTGCAGATTCTGTCCTGGCAGAAATAGTTGTAGAAAAAGAGCAGAAGATGCACTTGAAGCAGTAAAGGAAGTTAACAAACCTGAATTCATGACTGATGAAGAAATTGAAGCTATTTTACCAAAGTTAGATAGTGTTCTTTCTTACATTGATAGCATTAAAGAATATTGTCTTAAAAAGGCACTAGAAGGCAAAAAGTGGAAAGGTTATAAGATTGTTGAATCGGTTACTAAACGCAAAATCAGTGATGAAGATGCTGTTGCAAAAATTCTAAGTGATAACGGCTACGATCCTTTCGCACCTAAAAAACTATTATCAATAAGTGACCTTCAAAAAATGGTAGGCAAGACTCAGTTTAACGACTTAGTTGGAAGCTACATCATCAAGCCAAAAGGACAAGCAGTACTAGCTCCTGAATCTGATGCTAGAGAAGAATTAATAATTAATAAGGAGATGAAATAACATGTTAAACATCATTAGTGGTGTTGAGAAAACACCGATTAAATTTTGCATTTACGGTGCTGAAGGTGTCGGAAAAACGTCACTTGCATCCAAAATGCCTGATCCACTTTTCTTAGATACAGAAGGTGGAACATCAAGATTAGACGTCAGACGAATCAAAATCACAAGTTGGGAAGAGCTAATTGGAACAATTAAAGAGGTTATTGATAATCCAGATGTTTGTAAAACCTTAGTGGTAGACACAGCAGACTGGGCTGAAAGCTTATGCTCTGACTTTATTTGTAACAAGTATCGCAAAGCAAACATTGAGGATTTTGGATTTGGGAAAGGCTACACCTATCTTGCAGAAGAATTCTCTAACTTACTCCAACTATTATCAAAACTTGTTGATGTGGGTATTAATCCAGTTGTTATTGCACATGGAAAACCACGAAAGTATGAGCTCCCAGAAGAACAAGGCCAATTCGACAGATGGGAAATGAAACTAACAAAACAATGTGCTCCATTAGTCAAGGAGTGGTGTGATGTATTGCTTTTCTGTAATTATAAAACCTTTGTAATTACTACTGAGAACAACACAAAGAAAGCAAGCGGTGGTAAGCGAGTAATGTATACAACTCATAACCCTTGCTGGGACGCAAAAAATCGCTTCAGTTTGGCTGATGAGTTAGACTTGGCTTTCAGTTCGATTTCACACTTATTTGCGGACGTGTCGCCTAAAACGGGCCAACCTGAGCCTACAAAAGAGACTGCACGTCCTACACTCGAAAAACTAAAAAACATGATTCAAGATGCAGGCATCACTGAGAATTCTTTAAAAGTCATCGTGGCAACAAAAGGTCACTATGGTCTTGATGCTGATATTTCAACTTACTCAGATGATTTTATAACCAGATGGATCATTCCTAACTGGGCAAAAATAGTACAAACAATTTCTAACAATAAAGGAGATAAATAATTATGTCAGAAGTAAATAATTTTCAAAATATGATTTTAGATTGGTCGGATACGATAGAGAATGATGGACAAGAATTCGTTTTATTACCCGAAGGTGACTACAACTTTGTAGTTACTGGTTTTGAAAGAGGAAGATTCCCTGGTGGAGCAAAAGTTCCTGCGTGTAACAAAGCTTCAATTACCGTTCAAGTATCAGCACCTGAAGGTGTATCAACTGTTAAGTTTGACTTGTTACTTTATCGTTCACTAGAATGGCGTATTTCTGCGTTCTTCCGTTCAATCGGACAAAAGAAACATGGTGAAAAATTAACAATGGATTGGAATAAAGTAATAGGCTCAAAAGGTCGTGCTCATTTCAAACAAAGAACATATGTTAATCAATCAGGTGAAGAAAAGATAGTCAATGATCTTGATCGTTTCATTGATTATGATCCTAAGTACTTCATTGAAATCAGTGAAGATGATCTTCCGTTTTAGGGGGTAATCTATGGAGTTAAGACCGTATCAAAATGAAGCTGTTAAAGCAATTTTTAATCAATGGAATAGCGGCTTTAAAAATACATTGCTTGTTTTGCCAACAGGCACAGGTAAATCGGTCGTTTTCTCAAAGGTAGTTGAAGAAGAAGTCAAAGACGGAAGTAAGGCTTTAATCCTTGCTCATCGTGGGGAACTTCTAGACCAAGCATCGGACAAGTTGAAATTAGCTAGTGGGTTAGATTCTGCTTTAGAAAAGGCAGAGTCTACCTCCATAGGCTCTCCACTAAATGTCACTGTTGCATCGGTTCAAACATTATCTCAAGAGAAACGACTTGCTAGATTTCCAAGAGACTATTTTAAGACAATCGTAGTGGATGAAGCACACCATTCAATGTCTGAAACTTATCAACGTATATTACAACACTTCGATGCTGCAAGGGTACTAGGTGTAACAGCTACGCCAGACAGAGCAGATCAAAAGAATCTAGGACAATTTTTCAATAGCAAAGCCTATGAATATTCATTGCATCAAGCAGTAAAAGAAGGATTTTTGTGCCCAGTTAGAGCACAGATGATACCTCTTGAACTTGATATCCATAGCGTAGGAATGTCTAATGGAGATTATGCTGTTGGTGAAATTGGCGGAGCACTAGAACCTTACTTAAACAAAATCGCAATTGAAATGGTGAATTACTGCAAAGGTCGAAAGACAGTCGTATTTTTACCTTTAGTAAAGACCTCTCAAAAGTTCTGTGATTTGTTAAATGTTCATGGATTAAAAGCAGTTGAGGTCAATGGCAATTCACCTGATAGAGACGAAATATTAAAAGACTTTGAAAATGGTGAATACGATGTTCTTTGTAATTCGATGCTTTTGACTGAAGGCTGGGATTGTCCATCAGTAGACACCATAGTCGTTTTAAGACCAACAAAGATTAGAAGTTTATATCAACAAATGGTCGGCAGAGGAATGAGACTTAGTCCTGGTAAGAAAGAATTATTGCTACTAGATTTCTTATGGATGACAGAGCGTCATGACTTATGTAGACCTTCAGCACTTATTTCAAAAGATGAAAGTATCGCAAAACGTATTGATAAATTGGTTATGGATACAGGGTGTGGCATTGATTTGCTTGAAGCAGAAAGCAAAGCTGAAAATGATGTTATTCAAGAACGTGAAGCTGCACTTGCTCGTGAACTTGCTGCAATGAAGAAACGTCAAAGAAAATATGTCGATCCTCTTGAATACGCACTTTCTATTTCAGCAGAAGACTTGGTTAACTACGAACCAACATTCCCTTGGGAAATGGGACCTATGACTGAAAGACAAAAATCATATCTTGAGAGAATGGGTATCTTAACTGACACAATTACATGCTGTGGTCATGCAAGCTCAATCATTGAAAAATTAAGAGCTAGACAAGACGAGCATTTAGCAACTCCAAAACAAATCAGATTACTTGAAAAATATGGATTCTATCATGTTGGGACATGGGATTTCGATAGTGCAAGTAAGATGATTACTCGAATTTCAAATAATAACTGGTTCTTACCTCGTGGCTTAGATGCTGCTAGTT